CCAGGCTGGTCACGAAGCTTTCCTGCCGGTTGGAGCGCGGCGTGACGAGAACTGATAATCGGCTAAGCATGTAGATCGCAAGATGTAGGGCTTGCGGACGGGGGTTCAACTCCCCCCGCCTCCACCAGATAAGTTGTTCAGGTAACAGCAACAAGCATCTAACCCCGCGATTTGCGGGGTTTTTTGTGCCCACAGTTCTGGTTAGTGACACCAGCCGACACCATCCGACACCATAGAAGCGCACCATAAACGGGGGTACAGTCCGGGGTAACGGCACCGCCCGGGGGTACGGACACCAGTTCGGACTCCCGCCCGGGAGCCGAATCACTGTCCATTCGGAGCACCCCCAATGCCCCTCACCGATACCACCATCAAGAGCCTCACGGCCCCAGATAAACCCCGCAAACTTTCCGACGAGCGCGGGCTTTTCCTGCTGGTGAATCCGAACGGCTCGAAGCTCTGGCGCCTGAAGTACAGGCTGGCCGGCAAGGAGAAGTTGCTCGCGCTCGGCGCCTACCCTGACGTGTCGTTGAAAAAGGCCCGCGACCGCCGCGACGAGGCGCGCAAGCTCATCGCCGACGGCGTCGACCCTAACGCCATCCGCAAGCAAGAGAAGGCCACCGCGGCCGGCGCAGACACTTTCGGGCACACCGCCGAAGAATGGTTTAAGCGCCAGCGCGACAACTGGACCGAGGGCCACGCCGTCACCGTGCGCAGCCGCCTCGACCGCGACGTTCTGCCCTACCTGCGCAAGCGCCTCTTGCGTGAGATCGACGCGCCGGAACTGCTGGAGGTGTTGCGCCGCGTCGAGTCGCGAGGCGCCATCGAATCCGCGCACCGCATCAAAACCATCTGCTCGCAGGTGTTCGCCTATGCCGTCGCCATCGGTAGCGCGACCAGGAACCCGGCGACCGACATCGGCGCTGGTGCCATCAAGCCCGCCCGAGTTAAGCCGATGGCGGCAGTTCTGAAGCCGACCGAAGTGGGCGCGCTCCTGCTGGCGATTGACGACTACAGCGGGACACACGTCGTCCGGTGCGCTTTCAAGCTCGCGCCGCTGGTGTTTGTGCGACCTGGCGAGCTACGCGCCGCCGAGTGGTCAGAGTTCGACCTGGATGGCGACGCGCCGCAGTGGACCATTCCCGCCGCCCGTATGAAGCTGAAGCTCGAACACAAGGCGGATCCGACGCGCTCGCACATCGTCCCCCTGAGCCGGCAGGCCGTCGCCATCCTCAAGGACATCAAGCAACTCACCGGCACCGGCCGCTTTGTTTTCCCTGGGCACGGCTCGCAGTCCCGGCCGATGAGCGAGAACGCCATAACCGCAGGATTGCGGCGCATGGGCTACACCGGCGACCAGATGACCTGGCACGGCTTCCGGTCTATCGCGAGCACCATCCTCAACGAGCGCGGATTCAACCCCGACGCCATCGAGGCGCAACTCGCTCACACGACAAGCTCGAAGGTCCGCGCCGCCTACAACCGCGCCCGCTATCTCGAAGAGCGCAGAACGATGATGCAGGCATGGGCCGACCACCTGGATGCGCTCAAGGCTACGGCGAAGGCGCCGATGGTGGCAATGTGACCGCTGCTAACCCCAAAGCCGTCGATCTACTCGCTGAAGCAATCTGGAAGTGGGCGCTTATCCCACTGCGCGCGCACCGCATCGACTGTGCACCAGACCCACAATCGACAGCGAAAACCATCAGAACATTCCATATCAAGCCGCTGGCTACCGACGAGATGCACACTTTCATGCGCGCATGCGCGCAGCTGCAAGAAGCCGCAGACGCGAAGGCCCTGGAGGCGTCCGAGCTGGCGCGCATGGTCATCGACGCTATTGAGCAAGGGGCTCGATCTGCTGAAGATGCCGAAATTGCAAAGCGGGTCCGACTGGAACCGCGCAAGCGCCGGGAATACCGCGACCGCGCGCACGCTGCGCAAGGGCTGGCAATCTGGCTCAGTTCGGAACTGATGGAACGCCAACCGGTGTCCCGGGAAGAGGGTCCAATAACCTTTTTCAGCAAAGACCCTGCGGCGGGACTAGATGTTCACGCGATTGCGGACATGCTCGTTCAAAAGTTGTGGGCGCCCCTGCATGCCGATGCGAAAGGCGCGCTGACGGGCGGAGGCCCAACTGCACCCGAGATTTCGCGTGCAGTCGAGTTGGTCAATTCGCTGCACTGGCTCGCCGGCTTGCTCCGCGAAGATTTCAACCGTAGCCGACCAACGGGGCGCGCAGCGGCGCCCTGGAAGTACACAGCGCGGAACCTGCGAACGGTCTTTGAGCGTGAGCTCGGGGCGCCATTGTTGACCGCAGTCGCGAGTCTGGCAGGGCTTGCACATCAATGCGTGGTGCCGCTCCCCGAATTGTCGAGGCTGTCGAAAGGGTAGCGACGGCTAGTAGGTTTCCACGGCGACAAGCGCCGACTGGAGGCTAAATATCCGCATCCGACGCCACGCGACCCCGCGCGGCACCATCGGAGCGGAAATGAAAGTACCAGACACCAGCGGCACCAGTCGCCGCTCGATTGACACCGACAAGCCGCACCCAGCCGCGAAGTTTTGGCGCAAACGTGCGGTGTGTACCTTTTACGGGTTTTCCCCGTCAAACCTTGACCGTAAGGTCAAGGCCGGTGATTTTCCCGCTCCCGTGAAGCTTGGGCCGAACACCGTAGCGTGGTTGTCTGCCGAGGTCATCGCGTGGGGTGATGCCCGCATCGCCGAGCGCGACGGGGTGGCAGCATGAGCGCCGTCAACCTGACCTTTGCGCACTCCGCAGCAAATATCGTCAGTGATGCCGCTGCAGAACTGTCGATCCAAAACGAGAAGTCTCGATCGATTGCAACGTTGGGGCAGGTCGTTTTGGAGGATCTCGAGCGGGGCCAGCCGCCCGACCTGGTCCGCGCCGAAGTCCTCGTCAAGCTGATCGTCGCCATTGCCGGAGAGTGCGAGGAGAGCGCCGATAGCGTGCGAGAGGGTCTCGAGGCATCTTGGTTTGATCTGGTCTCCAAGGCGAAGGCCGCGGCGGTGGCGCCATGATCCGCCTCCGCGAGAGGTACGTCGGCGCATTCCCGCCTCGCCTGGTGGCGATGACTCCGCCAGTTCGCCTGGCGCACCTGCGCCGGCACGGAAATGCCGTGCTCGTGTCGATCGTCGACGGTGAGGACATCAAGGTCCTGATCGTCTCGAACCCCGACGACCAGCGCTTGCGCATCCTGGGCACCGATGACCGCAGCCGCGTGCATGGTGCGCTGACGACGATCGGGGCGGACGTGCGTCTTGCGCCCGGGGAGGCAGCCAATGGGCGCACTTGAGATCGAGCTCGGCAAGCTGCGAGGTGTGGCCAAGATGCTCGTCAGGGCTTGGCGCACGCAGACGGAGGCCGCCCGGCGTGCCGGGTTAGGTGTGCAGGCGCTTCGTCGCGCAATCGAAAACCCGTTCCATTCCCCGCCGCTCACCGTGCAAAAAATTCTTGCGGCGGAACGTGCGGCGCGTGCCGAGATTGAGCGGCGCGATTACGAGGATCGCCAAGATCCGGGCGACAGAGATTGCGGTCTCTGTGGACAGCGAGTTCAGTTGGGCGCGGTTGATCCGTTCGCGTCCTGCAACCGATGCGGGCGAGGCATTGACCGCGACGGCAATGTGGTTGCGGAGCGGCACTTCGGCGCCAAGCGCCGACTTGGCCGCAGTGGAGGTCACAATGCCGGCTGACGGAAACGACGAGCAAGGCACGGCGGTCGAGTTGTCATCGCTGCAAAGCAGCGGCCGTCGCTGCCCGTGGTATCGCGATGTGGTCGAACTGGCCGCGCGGCCGCTGCCGCCCTACGAGAGATCGGTGGGGATGGCGCTGGTGTTCGCGGGTTCGCATGCGTGGCAGCTGGCGGCCGATGTGCGCGATGCAGGCCGCCGCGCTCTTACGTTGCTGCCGCCTGGCGCTGAGCCTGAGTCCTTGCGCTGGCCGCCAGTACACCGATGGATCGGCGACTGTGGTGATCTGGACTCCACGCGCGTGGTGCAGCTGGCGCGCGTGCTGGTCGGCGCTGGGGCGATGCGGGTGCACCTGATGGCCAAGGGCGTCGACGGCGGGCACGTTAACGTGCGGGCGGTCGACTGATGGAGCTCGTGGTCTCCAGACAACTGAAAGCGCCAGCGCCTGACCTGAATCCAGTCGACGACCCGCGCGCCGAGATCATCGTGCAAACGGGTCGCATTGATGAGACCTGCGACGCGGCAGAGGCCGCACTCATCGCAAGCAAGGAACCCTACTACGTGCGCGCTGGCGGCCTTGTGCGCTGGGCAGAGCGTGGGCGCAGCAAGGACGGCGAATCAACGCCGCTACTGGTCATAGCGACGCAGGCCATGCTGCTGGAGTCATTCGAGCGCGCCGTGGTCTTTCGGGCAAACAAGCTACGCCGCGATGGAACCTATGACCTGGTGCCTGTTGGTTGCCCTCAGGCACTGCCCGCGGTCTACCTTTCGCGCATCGGCCGGCACAAGTTCCCCGATGTGAGCGGTGTCTCAGGGGTTCCGGTGTTGCATGAAGATGGATCGATCTGTTGGTCCGGCTACGATCCGCGGACCAAGGTCGTGGTCTGTGCTCCGGGCAAGTGGCCGAAAATCCCTGAGCGGCCTACTCGTGAGCAAGCGTTGGCGGCGCTGGTTCCATTGGAGGCATTGATCGAAGGCTTCCCGTTTGCGGAAGGTACCGACCGATCGGTTGCGCTGGCGGGAATGCTGAGCGCGGTGCTTCGCCCGAGTCTGCCGACCTGTCCCGGTTTTGCCTACACCGCCACCACACGAGGTAGCGGCAAATCGAAGCTGGCTGAAGTGGACGCTGTGCTTGCCACTGGAAGGCCGCCCGCTGCGCTCGCCTGGACGGCCAAGGATGAGGAAAACGAAAAGCGGTTGGTGGGTGCTCAGCTAAGCGGCGTGCCAGCGATATGCCTCGACAACCTAGAGGTTCAGCTCCGCGGCACTGCGCTCACTTCCGCGATCAGTCAGGGCGAGGTGTTCGTCCGCGCGCTCGGGTCGTCAACCATGTGCAGCATCGAAACGCGCGCGTTGATCTTGGTCACCGGCAACAACCTGGTCATTCAAGGTGATCTCAATCGGCGATTCCTGGTCTGCCGGATTGATCCTGAAGTGGAGCGACCTGAGCTCCGGCGGTTCGCCTTCGATCCGGTCATTTGGGCGGCGGAGCACCGGATCGAGTTGGTCTCTGCACTCTTGACCATCGCTCGATGGGGGGCCGGCGAGTCGCACGATGCTGCGCCGATCGGGAGCTTTGAGGTGTGGTCGAGGAGAGTCCGCGATCCACTTCTTGCGCTAGGTCTGCCCGACCCTTGCGCGTGTCTGGATGTGCTGCATCGCGAGGACCCAGAGCGTGAGGCCGCGGCCGAGCTGCTGCGCGAATGGAGGCGAGTCTTCGGGCAGCACCCTACGACGGTGGCTGAATCGATCCGGGCGGCGAGTCGCGACGATGCCCTGCGCGATGCGCTGGATGCAGTTGCTGGTGCGCCTGGTGGCCTGTCCGCGAAGCGTGTCGGGCGTTACCTGCTGCGCATCCGCGGCCGGCTGTTCGGCGAGTTCGTCGTGAGACAGCACCGCGATCTCGCAGGCAACTGCGCTTCATGGGCGGTCGAGTCATGCAAGCCGTAGTGCCTTCGGGTTACCGGGTTACCGGGTTTCGTTCTACAGAGTTGCCAGAAGATTAAAGGGTTATGTGTATGTGCGCGCACATGTGTATGGACCAAATGCAAACCCGGTTAGCCGGTAACCCGGTGTCGGCGGCGAGGTCGACCAGGTGCTGCAGGGTGTCGCAAAGGTTCTCCTGGCGTATGGCTCTCTTGCGGGTCGATAGATCGCGAAAAACGTCTAGGATGTGGAATATTCACAACATGAATGCCATGCGCATAGATGGGTGTTTCGATGAATAAAGCGCGCATGAATCAGGCGGAGTTCGCTCGCTTGCTCGACGTGACGCCGCCCGCGGTGTCCGCATGGATCAAGGCCGGGAAGATTGACCTGGGCGCCGACGGCCTGCTGGATCCGAAAGAGGCGGTCGCGCAGCTGGCCGAGCGTTCCAACGTGGCGAAGCTGCAAGCGCGCATTGAGGCGATCTCCGACGGTGGCGCTCCGGCGACCAGCGGCGCTGCACCAGGCGATGCCGATGCCGACGAGGCGACCGGCGATCGACAGCGGTTCCTGACTGCGCGCGCCAAGCGCGAGCACTTCGCGGCGCAGTCGGCGGAACTCGACTTCCGGCTGAAGGAGGGATCGATGGTGCTCCGCGCCGACGTCGACCGCGACGCCTTCGAGGCCGCCCGCGGTGCGCAGCAGATGCTGCTGGCGCTGCCCGACCGCCTGGCGCCGCTGCTGGCCGCGGAGTCGGATCCGCACCGCGTGCACGTCATGATGGTGGCCGAGCTGCACCGCGTCATCGACGCCATCGTTGAACGCGCGGCGGGTGGCGAGGTGCAGCCGTGATCGATGGCACCTGGTCCCCGTTGGCAGCGCCCAAGGGTGTCGACCCCGAAAGCGACGTTGCCAACGGTTTTCGCCTCAGACACCACGCATCGGACCGTCTGCGCTGGTCCGGTTGCTGGAAGGTCTTCAACAACAGCGTCTGGAGCGAAGATGAGGCAGGCGCCTTTGCCGTCGCTACATTCCTGTTTTCGTGGATTAACGCCGAGGCGGAACAGATGCGCGTGGCCGGCGAACCTTCGGACACTGTTGCACGGCGTGAGCAGTGGGCGCGCGAGAGTCAGTCGGTGGAGAGGATCGAGGCGGCGCTGAAGATCGCGCGCGGCCTGCTGTCCACCCTGGCGCGGCCGTCGACTGACCGCTTCGAGGATTCGTCGCCGTCGATCCGTGAGCAAGTGTTGGGCGCTGGCCTGCACCTGCTGTTCCGCGGCGATGACGGCCTACGCGCAGCGAATGGCGATGGGCGCCTGGTGGCCACGAAGATGGCGCGCAAGTTGGTCACGGTGGCGCCACGGCTGTGGCCTGGCAACGGCGAGCCGCCGATGGGTGAAGAGTCCATGACGCGCCTGTTCAGCGCCATGTTCAAGGGCGAGTTGGAGGCGCGGCGATGACGCTCTCACCATTCAACCGCGGATGGGTTCGCGGCTGGAAGACACCGCCACCGATGACCGTCTCCGAGTGGGCAGATGCGCACCGCATCATCCCGCGGGCCGCTGGTGCGGAGCCGGGGCGCTGGCGCACCGAGCGGACGCCGTACCTGCGGGAGATCATGGACTGCCTGAGCGCCGGCAGCCCGGTGCGCCACGTCGTGCTGATGAAGTCCAGTCAGGTCGGCGGAACCGAGGTGCTGCTCAACTGGCTGGCCTACGTCATGCACCATGCACCGACGTCGATCATGATCGTGATGCCGACCGTGTCGACCGCCGAGGATTGGAGCAAGCAGCGGTTGAAGAACATGCTCGAACAGACGCCGGTGCTGCGCGAGCTGGTGCCGCCGAGCCGCAGCCGCGACAGCGACAACACCACACTGTCGAAGGCATTCCCGGCCGGTCACCTGTTCGTCGCCGGGGCCAATTCATCCGCGACGCTGCGCAGTAAGCCGGTCCAATACATCGCGCTGGATGAGATCGACGAGTACGAGACCGACCTGAACGAACAGGGCAGCCCGATCGAGCTCGCCGAGCGGCGCACTACGACCTTTGCGCGACGCAAGATTCTGAAGATCAGCACGCCGACGGTGCGGGGCGCCAGCGCGATCGAGGCCGCCTGGCTGGAAGGAGACCGCCGTCGGTACTTCGTGCCGTGTCCGCACTGCGGGCACTTCCAGACGCTGCGGATCGAGCAGCTGCTGCAGGATGGCACCTACTGTTGCGAGGGCTGCAGCGCGCTGATCTCGGAGCACGAGAAGACCGCAATGCTGGCGGCTGGCGAGTGGCGACCGGAAGCGCCGGAACGCGAGGTGCGCAGTTATCACCTGTCGGCGCTGTATTCGCCGATCGGCCTGGGCGACACCTGGGTGGAGATCGCGCAAGCACGCATGAAGGCGGCGCGTGATGCCGAGTATGCGAAGACCTACACGAACACCATCCTGGGCGAGTCCTTCGAGAGCGAGTCGCAGAAGGTCGACGCGACCGAGCTGCGGGAACGCCGGGAAGCCTGGCACCGCCGCACCATCCCGCGCGGCGGCCTGCTGATGACTGTGGGCATCGATGTGCAGCACAACCGATGGTCGGTGCTGATCTGCGTCTGGGGCCGCGGCGAAACCTGCTGGTTTGTCGATTGGGTCGAAATCCCTGGCGATCCGACCCGCGAGGATGACTGGAAGGCGTTGGATGAAGTCGTGTTCGCGCCGATCGCCAATGCCTGCGGTGTGCCGATGCGCGCGGACTGCATCGCGATCGACTCCGGCAACTGGACCCACGAGGTCTACGGCTGGGTGCGCAAGCACCAGAACCGCAACGTCATCGCGATCAAGGGCGCCAACCAGCCGAACAAGCCGTTGATCGGGAAGCCGACCGCGCAGGATGTGAACTGGCGCGGCAAGACCGTGCGCCAAGGCGTGCAGCTGTGGGCAGTGGGCGTGCGCACCGCGAAGGACTCGCTGTTCCCGCGGCTGACCGGCGACGCTGACATGGACGTCAACCAGCGGCGCTGTCATTTCCCCGCGGACATGCCCGATGAGTTTTTCCAGCAGATCACCGCCGAACGCTTCGACCTGGAGCTGCGCCGGTGGGTCAAGCGCACCGCGGGCGGGCGCAACGAGGCGTGGGACTGCTGGGTCTACAACTACGCCGCCGCATGTCACCCTCGCGTGCGGCTGCACGTCAAGCGTGAAGCCGATTGGGTGGAGCTGGAGTCCAAGCTGGAGCCGAGCATCGGGGACTTGTTTGCGGTGCCGGCATCGGCGCCAGAACCGCAGTTTACAACTGGTTGTAAACCGCCGACTGCTGAGGGCCAGTTCTTCACTAGTGAAGAACTGCCGACAGACGCCGACGAACCGCCACCGGAACCGGCTATCGAGCCGCAGTTAGCAACCAGTTGCCAACTGCCAGCCGTCCCCGTACCACCGCCCAAGGTCAACCCCTTCGCGCCATCGGACTGGAGCTTTCAGCGCCGGTGATGCCTGGCGAATGGTGGCCACACTGTGGCCACTATTCGGCCGCATTTCTGGAAGCGCCTGGGCAATTTCTGGAAGGGCTCGGCGCCAGCAATGTGACCACCGTTCGACCGATCCTGCTGCTGCGGGTTGGCCGCGGTGGAGGTTCGATTGGACGGGTACGAGGCATTTCTGGGGCTTCGCGCAAAGTGGGACGCCGCGCCTGCGCTGCGGGCGGTGTACCCCGACTTTGATGCCTGGTCGCGATGGATGGTGCAGTGTGCGGGTCACGACGTCATCGGCGATCGACTGGCCGCGGTGGACGCCTGGGCAGACACCGCCGCGCAGTGCGCCAGCGAGCGCCTGGCGCTGGTGCGCGACCCTGCCGCCTACCTGCCATCGCGCGGTCGTGACGGCCTGCAGGCTGCGCTTTCGACGCTCTTCGAGGATGCACCATCACCGACCCTGTGGTTGTACGGGCCGATCTCCGGCGCTGACCGCGTCGACCTGGTGACACCGCGGGCCGTGCGCCTGGCGCTGCGGGCCGCATCCGATCACCTACGCCACGGCGAGCCGCTGCGCCTGCGGATCAGTTCGCCGGGTGGCGACATGGACGCCGCGGGCGAGATCGCGCGCCTGCTCTCCTTTTCGCGCTGGGCCGGGATGCTCGTCGCCGAGATCGACCACCACTGCTTCAGCGCCGCGGCCGTCATCCTGCTGCCGGCCGCGGGGCGCGTCGTGATGCGCGAGAACGCGACGCTGATGTTGCACGAGCCGAGCCGGATCTTCTTCGGCCGTGCCGGTGAGCGCATGCGCCAAGCGCGCGAGCAACGCCGCGCTGATGAACTCGACTGGCAGCGGTTCGCCGATGTGCGAGGCATCCCCTTTTCCCGCGTGCGCCGTCTGGCGCTCTCCGAAACCTTCCTGTCTGCCGACCAGGCGTTGCGCCTGGGTCTGGTGGACGAAATCTCGCCGGCACTGCCGGCACTCAATGTCGAGGAGCAACAACCGTGAGTACAACGAAAGAGCACGTCAACGCCGCGCACAAGCGCGTCCAGCAGATCGATCAGAAGCTGGGCAAGCTGGTGCACCAGGTGGCCGAGGCGCGCGTCCGGGCATTGGACGCCGCGACCAAGGCCGGATCGTGGAAGTCCGCAGCCGTGCCGATCGATGCGCCGATCGAACGCCACATGGCCGCGGCCGGCGAATCGGGCAACGAGTACGCCGTGCACGAGGGCCAGCGCAAATACTGGGCCGGGTTCCATCTGCGCTTGCTGCCGGAGTTGATCGCAACCCGCGAAGAGGCGGTCAAGGCGGAGCTGGACTGCGTCGAGGCCGCTCGCCAGTTCTGGGACGATCGCTTCACCGAGCAGGCCCGCGCGTTCTTCTCGCGCAACGAGGATGTTCTGCGGGACATCTACGGCTCGTTGAGCGTGATGCGGCGCCACCAGCCAACACTCGAGGAGTTCTGGACTGCGCTGCTCGTCCATGCGCCGCAGAATGACCACACCGGGAACCCCGCGGTGTACCTTCCTGGCGTCAAGGCAGCCGAGCGCATTCTCCCGCCGCCTCCGGTTGCGGAGAACCTGCGACCCGACGAGCGCAACGCAGTACGCGCAGCGATGAACGGCTTCGTCAACGAGGCGCACCAGCGCGTGCTGGCCACCGTCGGTATCGACGCATCGGCCAGCGCACTGGATACCCTGCGTGAGCGCGATACGTCGATCAGGCGCATGGTGCAGAAGACGCAGGAACGTCTCGTAGCCATCCCGCGCGAGGTCGAGGACGCCAAGCGCGAGCTGAAAGAGGCCGTCCGGGTTGGCGCGCCTGGGCTGGCCGGCAGGCTGCAGGCCACGATCGCGGAACTGGCGGCTGAGGTTCAAAGCAAGACGTCGGCGATCAGGGACCGCGAGGCGGAGCTGCTGGAGATCGCCGACGACATCGCGGCAATCGAACTCGAGCGCGCCAAGCTCGCAGCCGTGGAGCTCTGATCATGGCCAAGACCATTCACGAAGAAGAGTATCGCCTGGTCGACAAGGTCTCGGCCGGGTTCAGCAAGATCGCCGACGGGGTCAAGGGCCTGTCGACCAAGTTCACCGAGTTGAACCAGGCCACCGAGCTGGCCGGCAAGGCTATCGGCGCCATCGCATCGGTGGGCAATTTCTTTGCCGACCAGGTCGTTGACGCTGGCCGCTACGAACAGATCTTGAAACAGGTCGAGGTGCGAACGCGGGCGACTGCGGAAGAGTCGGAGTTGATGCGCGACGCCATACAGGGCGCGCTGCAGGGCACCGCTTTCAGCGCCGCCGCAGCCGCCGAGGCGCTGCGCCTGATGGCTGAGGATGGCCTCGGCGCCGCCGAGGCGGCGCAGAACCTGGGCAACGTCGCTGCCTTCGCGCAGGCCAACACGCGCGGCCTGTCGGAGACGGTGACGGGCCTGGGTGCGGTGTTGGACACCTTCGGCGAGGGGGCCGCGAAGATCGGCGAACTGGCGGATCAGATCACCGAGACCGCACGCGCGGCCGGCACCAGTTCCGAGGTCATCGAGAAGGGCCTGGCGGGCGTGGGTGTGGCTGCCACGCAAGCGGGTCTGAGCGTTGAAGAAGCGGTCGCCATGATCGGGGCGCTGGCGCAACGCGGTGTCGAGGGTGGGCGTGCTGCAAGCCAGTTGACCAAGATCCTGCAGGAGCTGAGCGACCCGGCGAGCAAGGCCGGCGAGGCGCTGCAAAAGGCCGGCATCGATGGCTCCGACCTGTCGGGCGTTCTGCAGCGCCTGGCGACGGATGGGGCGCTGTCCGAGAAGGTGCTGGCCGGGTTGGGCGATCGTCCGAAAGCGGCGCTTCGACTGCTGCTGAGCGACGGCGGAAGCTCGCTGAAGGGCATCACCGAGGCCATCAACCAGGCAGCCGGCGCCAGCAAGCGCGCCTCTGATGAGCTGGGCGAAGGCTTCGAGCTGGCGCTGGCTCGGCTGAAGAACGCCTTCGAGGCCGCCAAGAACAGCTTCCTGGCGCCGGTGCTTGATCCGCTGGCGGAATCGTTCAACAAGTTCGCGACGCAGATCAACGATCTCGCCCAGTCGGGCAACTTCAAAGCGATTGCCGATCGGCTCGGCGAGCTGGTCAAGGCTGGCTTGGAACGGTTCGAGGAGTTCATCGCCGGCCTCGACTTCGAAGAAGCCGTGCTTCGGGCGGAACAGTTCGCAGCCGACACAGAGGAGTCACTGAGCAGGGTTCGCGATGCTTTCGATGCCACGCTGCTGGCGGGCGGAAATTTCAGCGACGGAATGTCGGTGGCGTTCAACGCAGCGATAACCGCGGTGTCCGCTAACCTGGCTGGATTGGTAGGCGCGATGGCGCTGTTCAGTGATGAAGCCGAAGCCGTGTCGTTGTCGCTGGCATCCATCGCCGAAGCTGCGCGGGACGACACCGGCGAAGCGATGGCGCGCATCGTCGAGCGGATGGATGCAGCGAAGGAGGCATCACGCAAGGCTGCGCAGGCTCTCGACGACACTGCGCGCGCCGCGCGGACATCGAGGGAAGGCTTTGTCGCTCTCACCGGGCCGGT